TTACGCAAGGCGGCTTCGACCCGGTGACCGGAGAGCCGACGACAACGGAGACCGACCACAGCGGCCACGCGGTAGAAGAGAACATTGACCTGCGGCTCATCGAAAGCTCTTTGGTGCAGGACGGAGACCAACAACTCCTTTGTGTGGACATCCCGGAGCCGAGAGCCGGGCAGGACAAGCTCACGGTCGACGGGACGGAGAAAGACATCGTGCGGGTCGGGCGGATACAGCCCGGTGATACCGCGCTACTCTACAGGGTGTGGGTGCGATGAGTGACTTCGCGGTGCAGCTCCGGAGTTTCGGCGACAAGGCGATAGACAACTCGGAGACCGTCGTGCGAAAAACCGCGCTCGACATCCTTCGCCGTGTGGTCCGCCGTACACCCGTGGGAAATCCGTCGCTATGGCAAAACCCGTCGAGTGCACCGCCGGGCTACACCGGAGGCCGGGCTCGTGCGAACTGGCAGGCAACTATCGGCACACCAGCGCAGGGCACCATCGAGTCGACCGACCAGGGCCGAGCGATGCGAAACGCGCCGACTGTGCTGCGTCGCATCCGCGGAGACGTATCGGTCTATCTCACCAACAACTTGCCCTACATCACCGAGCTGGAGACCGGTCACTCACAACAGGCACCGAGAGGCATGGTGCGCGTCACACTGCGCGAGTTCAACGGCATCGTCGAGCGCAACACCAGGGGGATGGCGTGAGAGAGGAAGCGATACGAGCGGCACTCGACAACCACTTGTATCAGCTCGGAGAGCCCGTGCAGTGGCAGAACGTATCGTTTGACCCTGGAGGCAACTACTGGCTGCGGCCGACGCTGTTGCCGGCAGAACCGTCTATGGCCGCTCTTGGCGAGAGCGCTGACAACCGCAACGTCGGCATCTATCAGGTGGATGTTTTCTGGCCACAGGGAGTTGGCGAAGGGCCGCCCTCAAGCAAGGCTGAGGAGATCATGCAGCAGTTCAAGCGGGGCACGGTGATAACGCTCAGCGGTACGACCGTGCGGATAGAGCGAGCCTACCGCGAAAGTGGGCGGTGGGAAGAGAACTGGTATCAGATACCGGTGATTATTGACTGGTTCGCCGACGTCGCGAACTAACGGAGGAGACATATGGCAACAGATGCAAAGGGTTCTCACAGAGAACTGGTGTTTATCGAAGAGACGACGTTCGGAGAGACGCCGTCGTCACCAACGATGGAAAAGCTCCGGACAACCGGAGACACGATCGCGCTCAACAAAAACACTCAAACCTCGGGTGAGTTAAGGTCAGACCGACAAATCACAGACGTCAGACACGGCAACAGACGGGTGGGGGGAGACATCAACTTCGAGTTGATATTCGGAGACCTTGATGCGTTTCTCGAGGCAGCGATGTTCTCCACGTTCAGTACCGCCTACAGCCTGTCGTCGCTCGATTGTGATGTGACCGCCTCAAGCGGCACGGTCACGCGCAACAGCGGCAGCTGGATCGACGATGGGGTCGAGGTAGATGATGTCGTCACGTTCAGCGGGTTCAACGATTCCGGCAACAACGACACCTTTACAGTAGAGAGCGTCACAGACTCGGACATTGTAGTGGCGGATAGCACCGGCATGGCAGACGAGACCGGCACGACAGGCGTCGGTGTAACGACAACCGCAGAGGTTCTCACGATGGGAACCACGCTCAAGACGTTCTCGATTGAGAAGGCGTTTACCGACATCTCGCAGTACGCGGTGTTCAGGGGCGTGGGCGTGACCACCATGAACCTGACCATGCAGACAGACGGCATGATAACAGGTTCGTTTAGTTGCGTCGGGAAGGACATGGACCCAATTTCGGGCACCCGTTTGGATGCAGATCCGACGGCTCCCAGCAGCAACAACCCATTCAACACGTCGCAGGGCACGATCAAAGAGGCCGGTTCCTCTACATCAATCGTCACGTCGATCAACCTAACGTTGGAGAACAGCCTCAACCCGACGTTCGCGCTGTTCCAGGAGAGCGCTCGTAGCCTCATTGATGGCCGAAGCAACGTGACCGGTAATGTCACGATCTACGTGCAGGACGAGACGTTCATCAACAAGTTTATTAACGAGACCGAAAGTTCATTGGAGTTTTCGCCGACCGATCCGGATGGAAACAAGTATCGTTTCCGCCTGCCGCGGATCAAATACAACGGGGCACCGTTGGATGTACAAGGCGAGGGTGAGATAACCCCACAAATGCCGATTCAGGCACTGTATGACGATGACGCAGGCACGAACCTCAGCATCCGCAAGCTGCCGGTGCAATCATAGGAGGAGATATGGATCTACAGCAGTACGACACAAAGAAAGTCGCTGATGAGGGTGCGTGGATGGAGGTCTACTATCCAGATGGCACCCCGTCGGATGCGCGCATCAAATTGGCCGGGCTTGATTCTCAGCGGTACCAGGAGGTGCAACGCGAGATACAGGATCGTCGGCTGAAGGCATCAAACCGACAGGGTCGGGTACAGCTCGGATCTGCAGCGCAATTCGAGGCAGAAGCGCTGGATCGGCTTGTGAAATGCACTCTCGACTGGGAGGGCATAGAGGACAACGGTCAGGCCCTCGGTTGCACCGATCAGAACGCGCGTTGGCTCTATGAGTCATTCCCGTGGATCAAAGATCAAGCGGATATCTTTGTCGGGGATAGATCCAATTTTTTGCCCAGCTCGCCGAGCGGCTCACAGACGCGGCGCGGCAAGAAATCCACCTGAGCTACCCACGAGAAGGGGGCTCAATACGGGAGCATTTGGAGAGTGTTGAACGGCAGACCGGTGTGAGGCCAGAGGAGCTCGACAGCGTCGACGTTCCGGATGAGGCAGCATACATATGGGCGTGGTACTGGGAGATGAACAGAGCTGAACCGCTGAGCTTTGCAGAGATAGAGGCGTGGACACGGCTTACCAATATCATGCTCTCGCCCTGGGAAGTACGGACTATCAAAGCGATGGATAACGCAGTACAGGCGGAGATCGGCGAAATAACGAGGCAGAAGCATGGACGTAGCTAGACTCTCAATTCGAGTCGACAGCGACCAGGTCGAGCGAGCAGACAAACGCCTCGAGAGTTTTCATCGTTCCGGCGAACGCGCACAGCGTGCGGCCCAAGGTTTCGGGCGCAAGGCCGCTGATGCGTTCGGGAGGCTGGAAAGCGCCGGGCAGAGTCTGTCAACGTTCGTTACGCTGCCGCTTGCCGCTGCTGGGGGCGCCGCAGTCAAGACAGCATCCGATCTGCAGGAGTCGATGAACGCGGTCAATGTCGTGTTTGGGGAATCGGCAGAGGTTATAAAAGACTGGGGCGAGAATGCCGCCACGCAAGCAGGACTATCGCAGGCGGCGTTCAATCAAGCGGCGACTACCATTGGGGCGGCCCTAAATAACGCGGGTTTAGCTGCGGATGACGCAGCCCAGAAATCAATCAATCTCACTAAACGGGCGGCAGACCTCGCCTCGGTATTCAACACCGATGTAAACCAAGCGCTTCAGGCGATCCAGGCGGGTCTCCGTGGTGAAATAGATCCACTGGAGCGGTTTGGCGTAACCATGAACCAAGCCGCTATTGAAGCGAAGGCGCTAGAAAAGGGCATTATTTCCGCAGGCGAAGAGATGACAGCCCAACAGAAAGTTACAGCGCGGCTCGCCACCATCATGGAACAAACCGCCGATGTCCAAGGAGATTTCGCCAATACATCGGACCAGACCGCGAACAGTCTTCGTGTGCAAAAGGCTCGCGCGACAGATCTTGCGGCGGAGTTTGGCCAGGAATTGTTGCCGGTTGTGGACCAGGCGCTGGATGTAGCTGGGAACCTCATCGACAGGTTTTCCGGACTCAGCGATGCACAGAAGCAAGCTGTTGTGACGACTGGTGCGATAGCTGCAGGGCTGGGCCCAGTACTGTTTGTGATGGGTAAGCTCGTCTCGGTTATACCGAGCGTTGTGTCGGCCATCCGGACGATGCGCACCGCGATGATTGCGCTGAACACGGTGGTCCGCGCGAACCCAATAGGCGCCCTTGCAAGTGTGATTGCCGCACTTGCTGGCGGAGCGCTTGTAGCTTTCATAAGCCGGACGCGCGAACAGACGAGTACGCAATCAGAAGCGAACCAGGAGTTGAAAGAGGCTACAGCGCGATTTGAGGAGCTCAAAGAAAAAAGCGAACAAGCATCGCAAGCAATCCGCGATTTTGAATCGGTGGGGCAGGATTTTAGAAAAATCCTCCAGCTCCAAGAAGAGCGAGAAGAGCTCGAGCGGTTGAACTCGCAGATAGAGCAGTTACGACAAGACAACTTTCCGCTGACCGAAGATGCTGTCTCCGATGATATTTTTGCCGAGTACCAGAGCCTGCAAGATGAGGTGGGGGCAACAGAGCAGAAGATTCGCGAACTGAAACAGGCGTTGGGTCTTGATGGAGAGGAGGAGGCAGCGACAGCCGGTCAGGTATATAGCAATGTGCTGGAAGAGCTAAACACGAATCTCTCTGAAGCTGCGCGCCTGGAAAGTCAACTTGGCAATCTCTACGACGAGGACGAAGCCAAGGCCGAGGCACTCGAAGAAGCGGTCAATGCACTCGCCGAAAGCAAGTTTGATTTTAGCACTCGGATACAGCAACTCAAAAACGAGTATCCGGAATTGATTGCGTTGCTTGAGGACGGCGGACGAGCCGCGCGTGATACGGACGAGGAAACGGAGGCGCTTGGACAACAATACGGTAAGCTGAATCGGTTTGTGGGAGAGTTGCTGCCCGACAGCTTCAAGCAGATGAACGCTGTCGTCGATGCGAACCAACGGGCGTTCGACGACTTTGGCGGCTCTGTCAGTGACGCAAACGATGAGATGGAGAAGCTGTCCGATTTTCAGCGGACATTCGGTTCTCTGTTCGGCATGTCCCGACAGGAGACGATCGAACTAAAGGGCGCGATCGACCAGTTAGGGCAGAGCTTGCTCGAGCTACCCATGAATGCGTTTACCTCCGCAATGGACCAGTTTGGTGAGACGCTCGGAAAAACCGGAAACGGTATGCAAGCTCTACAAGAGGGATTGGTGGCGTTCTCCCAGGCCATTCTTGAGGCTTTACCGCAGATATTCTTGCAGTTCGCGCTGGCCGCATTAAGAAACAATAACCTTCCGCTTGCACTCGGATTCCTTGCGGCGTCTGGTGTCACTGCAGGAGTGAGCGGATACGTCTCAGGCCAGATCGAGGCTGAACAGGAAGAGCAGCGCAACGCACAAGGCAACGCATTTGAGGATGGCGCTGTAACAGCGTTCGCGCGCGGTGGCGCGTTTACCAATGAGGTTGTGCGACACCCGACGCAGTTTCGTATGGCAAGCGGTATGGGGCTCATGGGGGAGGCTGGACCGGAAGCAGTAATGCCGCTAACACGCATGTCGAGCGGGAACCTCGGTGTGGAAAGTCGCGGCGCCGGCAGTAATGTCAACGTGTTCGTCTCAGTAGAGAACAACAGCAAGGAAGAGGTGTCGGTACAAGAAAGTGAGTCGAGCGAAGGCAAGCGCATCCACATGATCGTCGGGCAGTCAATGAAAGACCACGCGAGCAAGGGAACGCTGGATCAGCCGATGAAACAGCGCTATGGCGTGAGCGTGCAGGGGAGGAACTGATGGCAGCCATAGACTGGCCAAGCTCGTTACCGCAACGGCTTAGCGCGGATGATTACTCGGTGTCTCCACGTAGTGCTGTCGTGAGGACACAGATGGACTCCGGGCCGCCGAAGGTGAGGCGCGTGTTCTCGGCAATCACAAAACAGCACGAGGCATCGATGGTCCTGACTAAAAGTGAGTACCTGAACACCTTCATTCCGTTTTTTGAAAACGACATCTTGGATGGCTCGGAGGTGTTCAACTTCAACGATCCATTTGATCAGAACACGAAAGTCGAAATGCGGTTTGTGCACAGCAAAGGTAAGCCACCGTACTCCGTCAGCCCGGAGGGGCCGAGTCATGTCCGGCTATCATTTACTT